GTGTTAATTATTTAAAAGCGGTTGAATACAAAATGGCCATGCCGACCTTGTTTGATCGGCTTGAAATTGCATCATAAGGGGGAAAAATGGAAAGCATTAAAAAAAATACCTATGTAAGACGCCCGTCGGGTGAATGCGATGCTCCGCCGCAAAAGGTCGGCGACGTCTGGCACTTTCCGCTGTGGCATTCTGACAAGCCTTTGATCGTTGACGATAAACAAAAAAATATTCTTTCCGGGCACCAGCTTTATTATAAAAGTGCATACAATGGCAAAAAGGGCTGTGTTACATACTACGACAAACAGCGTATACAAAACCTGGCCAGATTATTGTTTGCATGGCTACCGCCGCATAGTGTTGTAAAATTCAAGGATGGCAACAATCACAACTACCTGCCGGATAATGTTACCTTCCGCATGACTAAGGCCAGGCTCAGGAAAGATCAAAAAAGAAAACCTGCACAAATATCGAATAACTCTGGCCGTCACCAATCTTATGTTCTCAATAAAATTACATTAGATAAATGGTTTGCCATGTCCCGGGCGCAATTATCACGATTACACGCCGCTATCCGCCTGCAGTTATATACTGACTATGCCAATGATTTGGTTTGCCACCATCGCCGATTGGCCAAATTAGAGGCGGCGGATACGGCGCTGACGAACGTCTGGATCATGCGCCGGCAATCTGCAGCTAATTCGTGGAGAGTTCCTGAAATCGCAAAAATGGAACAGATCGCCGATATGATTGCCATCCTGCGAAGTGCCGAAATGGAATTGCCAGAACTTGCCGCCGAATTGCGCAGCGAATGGCTTAACAATATCGAAAATGCCATTCTATTCAAAAACCATACTGATCATCTGTCCGCCTGGAATATGGCGTTTCTGCTAACCGCAGATATAAGGGCTGAGCATAAACACAAAAAGGATGCTGAATTTTCTGCCAGGCTGGTATTTGGCGCATACGATCCGCTTGCCGGGCTGGAAGTGATCGAATTGCCGGGCACCATTGCCCAAATGATATAACGGGAAGGATTGATAATGGCGGATGCAACCGGTAAAACCACGGAAGAGCAGAATAAAAACATGAAAGACACCATTGAGATTATCGCAAATGGTAAAAAAGAAAAGATAATAATATGCCCTATCTGCCAGGCAGAATATCGGGATTGCGGGCAGTGCATCCGCTGCCGTTGCGGGGCAAGATTGGGACAATGCGATGAGTGAGCAGGATAAGCGGTTTTATCTGCGCAGCGAAGCGGTCAGGGATATGACCATCGAGTATATCAAAAGTTTAAAGGCGGATGAAAGAGCGCCCTATGAAGTGCTTGTCACTCCGCTCCGTGGCCGCCGCTCGAATCGCCAGAATAGTTATTATTGGGGCGTGGTTATTGATACGGTCAAAGAATACTTCGCCTGGCATCATGGAGAGATATACAGCGCTCAGCAATGGCATGAGTATTTTAAAACACGGTACGATCAACCAGCTATGCACCAGATCAGGGGGCAGTATATTAAAGAGCATCATTCAACGTCCACGATGACCGCCGCAGAATTTGCGGCATACGTCGAATTGATCTGCATGGAAGCGGCTCAGCATGGCTGCATAATACCAGGACCAGAACAATATGGATTATAAAAAGGGAGTTGTTAAATGAATGGAACGCCGATTAACAAAAAAGAGCTGGCCTATCACGATGAGTTACGCCAGTTGGGTTGTGTGGTGTGCATGCTTACCCAGGGCATTTATACGCCGCCGGAAATTCACCATGTATTAGACACCGGTCGCCGACAGGATCACTGGAAGGTTTTGCCGCTGTGCATGAAACACCATCGCCTGCCTGGGCCGGGCTGGGAATCACGGCACAGTACAAATGGCAAAAGCGGGAAGGCGGCATTTGAAGCGGCCTACGGAACGGAAGAAATGCTTCGGGAGGCAACGAAAAAAATGCTCGAAGTAAAACGGGCGCTGCGGTCTTGACCGGAACGGCATCTGCTGGCCTGCCGTGTTGGTTGTCATGGTGGCAGATGAAATAAAATATGTATAAGCAGAACTACATTATAAAAAATGTAAGGAGTATAAAATGAGCAGTAATGAAACAGTATATTTTACAATCCCGGCGGCGCAAGCACCCACAACTCCAATATTAGTAAATTCAGTTGCCGAAGAAACAATGATTTTTCTTGAGCGCGTTCAGGAAAAATCAAGGAGAGTATCTAATATGGTTAAAGAAAAGCTAAGGAATGTGATGGTGGAAACACATACGATGGAGACGGAAAATAATCCAGAATCAGAACAAGAATATCCGCCATACTTTAAAAAAATGAGACTAAAGTTGGAAAATACTTATAACGCCCTGGAAGAAATCGAGCAATATATTAACCGTACAGCGCTATAGGCATAAGAAATGACAACAGATATTTCGCTCGATGGATTACGATATGTGCCACGAAGACGTTTCTTTAAATCGATTGGTGGGTGTAATATATACATATCTACTACGGAGATTTATCCATACACAAGAGTATTTAAAACAGGTGATGGTAAAATCGTTGGCAAAATTGTTAATACCTATGTAGGCAAAAACAGGTGGCCTGTTGTCCGGCGTTATTATATTGCAGATTATAAGGATGACGCATAATGACAAAAGAACTATTTATTGAAAGCATTGAGGCGCTGGAAGCGCAATACCGGCACGACGATAAATGCGCCGATGCTTTGCAAAGTATATATCAATCGTCAATCATACTGACGTATGACAATCATAAAGTATGCAATCAGCTCATCAAATTACTGCGGATTGAAATGGTTGACGACCATGATGAGAGCTGGATTGATTACTATATTGATGAGCTCGATTTCGGTCGGAAATGGAAGCCGGGAATGATTGTAATTTCGGGGGTTAGGGTCAGACTCAAAACACCAGAAGACCTTTATAAATTATTGACAAGGCAGAATATCCGGAACGGGAGACATAAAATATGAACAAAACTACCCAAAAAACTACCTGCCCGATCTGTTGTAAGGAAACAGAAGGCGCATTAGGGTGGTACGGATATGAATGCAAAGAATGTGGTTATTTGTTTGACGGGGGACTAAACAGAGTAGTGCGTAACCGTAGGGAAATACTCGGCCTTACACGACGACAAATGGCGGATAAGGTCGGACTTAAAAGGGCGACGGTGTATAAATATGAAAAGGTCTGGCCGAGCAAGAAGTATTTAGATCAGACAATGCTGATGATAATACAAAGCTATAAATGAGAGTACAGAAATGAAACGATACACTGCAGAGGAACTTGCCAAAATTGCAGAGCGATGCAAGGAATACGTCAAGTGTGACACGGCAAGGGTTCTAAAGCCACAGCATAAGATGTACTTAATTATCGGGTTTAATCGCAACACGAAAGACGATGGCTATGTCCGCTTTTTAAATGGAAAACCAGTAGAATACAATTATATACATGAGATAACGATTGCCAGCGGACACACAGATGATGAGTTAATTGCATCAGCGAAAGAATATGAGCGACTTTGTAGTGTCACATGGGAACAATATTTTGAAGAATTACGCAAGAAATAGTGAAATGGGTTGAACCAAAAAAAAGAAAGTGAAAGATGGTGTTAGCATTTTATATTTCAATAACATCTGTTTGTAGTTCTGATTTTGATTCTGATTTTGAATATACAGAATCTACATTGAAAAATGAAAAATATACCATCAGGGCGTCGTTATGTAAGAATAAAAAGCGGCAGCAATCCCAATATAATGATGCAACCATCGAAGAAGACCCCGGAACATATTTGCTTAAATCCCTGAAAAACAAAAGTCCGCCTAAGTTTAATTATATTTTTTATACATAATAGTACTGCGCTTTCCGCGGTACGCCGGTCGGGTTATAGCGGTAAGGGTTTATAATGGCACAAAGCAAAAAAGAAATATCCAAAATGCCAGCCGATGAGCAGATAATCTACAGACGGCGCAGCGCAGATGGAAAATGGCAAACCATCCACAAAATAGAGATCATAAAAGGCTTCAGGCGGTCAAAGCATTGGATACGGTATAATAATAAAATAGGGTCTGGCACAAAAACCCAGATATTGCGCCGCCTGCTGGCCTTAATAAAAGATTAACCGGCTGCCCCGGGAAAACCCATAGATATAGCTAACTATAGCACCCCGGCCAGGTGCAAAATAAATCAAAAAAATAATAAAAATAATTCATTTTTCTCTTGACATTGCCACGCATGATGCGTATCTTTACCACAGTTGATGACAATAAAACAAAGGCCGGAAGCCCCGGTAGGGAGAAGAAAATGGCCGACAAGATAAGATTACAATCAGGGTTTTACTCTCTTCGCTGCACGAAGGTGGAAATAGAGAAAACCTGGGAGATAGTTAATAGACAAGTAAAACAAGATTGTTATTATACTCCGAATGATAATCTTGCTTATAGAATTATAAGCGAAACTGAAGTTAGCTGTGATAGCTACATAACAACAATATCCGCAAATAAAAAAGTAGTTAGAATAAGTCATAATATTTGCAATCAAGACGCTAAAGTCCTGAAAGCAGTAAGGAAATGTTTTCAATAAAAAGCCGGAGAACCCGGCAGGGGGAAAGGATGAGTAAATGAAAATAACCACCAAGCACGCCACCAGCTCTTATGGGGTGCCGGTGATTCTGGACGATCTTGGTGCCGTAATGGATTACGCCCCGGGAATCGTCGCAATACGGAAAAAGCTGAAGTTGAGCACTGCGCAACTGGCAGTCGCTTGCGGAGTATCACCCCGGACGGTCGAAGGTTGGGAACAGGGAAGGTTACCATCGACGCCCGTCCTTTTACTTTTAAAACAACTTCTTAAAGCCGGTTAATTACCGGCTTTTTTATTTTATAGTTTTGTATGGTAACAAAACCCGGTTCCACCTTCCTAAATTATCGAAAAAACGGAAGGGAGACCGCTTTTGTACACCACCGCCGCCGAAATAGCCACCCTTATCACCAATATTGAAACCGTTCTTTCCGGCCGGATAACATCCGACCTGGAAACCTACACCATCGCCGGGCGCTCTATTACCAAAATACCAGTCAGCGAATTGTTGACCATCCGTAGTCAGTTAAAAGTCGAATATGCCAGCCTGACCGCCGCTGAATCTGTGGCCGCCGGTACCGGCAATCCCAATAAAGTGCGGGTAAGATTCTAATGGGCAAAACATTAAAACGCTTTGTTGATTGGCTCCGCCGGGTGCCGGTCATCCGCAATATTTTCACCGCGGCGTCAATGTCTAATATTTACAGCTCATGGTTATCCACCAACTATTCTGCCGATGCCGAGCTGTATAGTACCCTTAAAACCATGCGCGGACGATCCCGGGAACTGCGCCGCAATAATGATTACATGGCAAAGTTTGTGCGCATGGTGCAGATCAACGTAGTCGGTCCGGCCGGAATCCGTTTACAAAGCCGGGTACGGCAGGGCGCAGCATCCGATACCGTGGCCAACACAAAAATTGAAGCAGCCTGGGCGGATTGGTCAGGGCTCGGTCAATGCGATACCCGGCGCCGTCATACGTTCCGGGATTTGTGCAATATTGCCATTTCATCCGTCGCCGTGGACGGCGAGGTGCTGATCCGAAAAGTTAAGGGGTTTAACAATCGCCACCGCTACGCCTTGCAGCTTATCGAGGCTGACCATCTGGAAGAAAATTATAATGAAACCCTGGCCAATGGCAATAAAATAAAAATGAGCATCGAATACAACGAGTGGGATGAGCCGGTCGCCTACTGGATTTATAAAAATCATCCCGGAGATACGCATTTTGCCACGGCTACCTATGGCGAGCGCATGCGTATCCCGGCGGAAGAGATTATTCATCTTTTTTTACCGCAGCGTCCGTCACAGGGGCGCGGTTTGCCCTGGGCGCATTCAGCCATGCCGACGGTCAACATGCTCAACGGTTATCAGGAGGCCGAGGTTACCGCCGCCCGCATCGCCGCCAGTAAAATGGGATTTTATGAAAAAGGAGGCGCTGATCAATATACCGGGGATGCGGCCGAGGACGGTAACGCTTCGCCGATCCAGGAAGTTGAGCCTGGAATTTTCGAGATTTTGCCAACGGGTTTTAAATTTCAGCCTTTTGATCCGCAGCACCCGACGACACAATATGGCTTTTTTGTTAAATCCGTTTTGCGCAGCATTGCCTCCGGGCTCGGCGTATCCTATAACGCCCTGGCCAATGACCTGGAAGGTGTTAATTATTCTTCGATCCGGGCCGGCCTGATTGATGAGCGGGATGTTTGGAAAAATTTACAGACCTGGCTAATCGATCATTTGATCCGACCGGTTTTTGAAGATTGGCTGACTATGGCCATGACCACCGGTCAGGTGACTCTGCCGTTTTCCAAATATCAGCAATTTAAGGCCGCCGATTTTCAGCCGCGCGGATTTACCTGGATTGATCCGCTGAAAGAAGTCAATGCCCATATCCTGGCCACGCTCTATGGATTTAATACGGCCAGCAATATAATCGGCGAGCAGGGACGAGACCTGGAAGAAACCTACGAGCGCCTGAGCGAAGAAAAGAAAATGCGGGAAGCCCTCGGCTTAACCACGCCGGATGAAGCTAAAATATTGGAAATATTACAGAAAACACCCACAGAAGGGGGTAATAATGAATGACAAAATAAAGAAATTGCCAAAAATGTACCGCACGGCAATTTTTGAACGGGCGGCAATGGACGATGAAAACCGCACCATCGAACTGTCGTTTTCTTCGGAAACGCCGGTTAACCGGTGGTGGGGCATCGAAATATTGGATCATAAGCCGGAATCGGTACGCCTGGCAAGAATAAACGGCGGATCACCGCTGCTTTTGGACCATGACTCGCAGGATCAGATCGGGGTGATCGAAGGCGCCCGCGTGGAAAATGGCCGGGGCATTGCAAATGTTCGCTTCAGTAAATCTTCCCGGGCGGAAGAAATCTGGCAAGATGTAAAAGACGGAATTCGCACGCTCGTTTCCGTTGGCTATCGAATTTATGAAGCCGTCGAAACGAAACTTACCGACCATATTATCCAGGAGCGGATAACGGATTGGGAACCCTTTGAGATTTCCATCGTCGCCGTCCCTGCGGATATGTCGGTCGGTATTGGGCGCAGTGAAAACCAGTC